GAAGCGAATTGTACTCTTGTTCTAGGTTCTAAACCTTGCGCTGTATCAAATCTAAATTTTTCGTCAGCTAATGCTTGTTCTCTAGTTCTTGCAACGTTACCAGTTCCTAATAATGATTGAATACCTTGTTGCTGTAATCCAAATTGTTGTGCACCGACATTACCGATACCTTGAGCTATCTGTGCTTGTTGTCCACCAAGCTGACCAAATGTTTGTGCCGCCTGTAATTGTCTAGCTCTATTTGCTTCACTTGTTCCGATTGCTTGCTGTTGTGCCTGCATAAAGTTTTTAGATAAGTCTTCAAATATTCTTCTTGATTTTATGTCTTGTAAATTTTTAGCAAGTTCTGCTTCTTGTACACCAAATCTAGACCCACCAAATGCTCCTGCTTTCTGTGCTTGTGTAGCTAAATTAGATTGTGCAATCTGTGCTTGCTCATCTAATTGTTTTAATGCTTCTTTTGTTACATCTGCTTGATATTGATTCATAAATGCAGACGTATTTGCAGTTGTTGGATCGAATTGCATTTGTGCTTGTTGTAATGATGGTATTCCTAATGCACCAGTAGCTGCTGCCGTATCTAAACCTGTACTTGCTCTTTGTATAAATGGTTCAAAAGATGCAACGCCAGTTCTTTGTCCAGTTGTAGGATCAATACCTGCAACTCTTTGTGCCTCTGTTAATCCAGCTTTTTCAGCTGCTTGTAAGTCTGCAATACCTCTTTGAAATTGTGGTGTTCTTTTATCTGCTAATCCTGGTCTTCTATCACCAACATTTGATCCTTCAGGTATAACACCAGCTTCTTTATCAGCCTCTGTATATACACCACCAAATACAGAATCGAGTAATCGTCTTCTATAGTCCTCTAAAAAAGGAGCTTCTCTTGATATTGATGTGGTCTGTTGTCCGTTAGCCATTAGTTTGGTTTCTCCGATTCTGGGTCAAGTTTGTTCATCATATTATACATAGCCTTTGGTCCACCTGCATTGTCAACTGCTTTTGCAGTAAATACAAATTCACCATCGCTTAACATTGCTGGAATCTTATCTTCTTTTGGACCTCCAGGTCCATTTATCATCCCTGTTTTTCTTGGAAATGTTTGACCGCCATCAGCCATTGTCATGACACCACCCATATCACTACCATCTACAGCGCTAAATGAAATATTTTGATTTGGCATTGAATCCATGATGCCACCATCTGCTCTGTTCACTGGATCTATATTCATAATTCTTCTATTTGCTGGTGGGGATGCAAATTGTCCACCATATTCTCTATCAACTGCACTCATGTAATTTGCTGGGTCCATAGGTTGTGCTTTTCTTGCATCAGCTGCCGCTCCTATACCTGCTAATATCGCTGGTAATCCTACAGCTAAACCTGTTCCGAGAGCCGTGGGCTTTCCATCTTGCATCAATGCCCCTCCTACTTTACTAAATAAACTCTGTTCCTTTGGTAGATTACCGCCTGTATTAGTTTGTCTAGTGCCTCTCTGAAAAAAATCAACTAAAGGATTTCCAGAAGATGTTTGCTTACCTGCTGCTGGTGAAAATTGTCTACCTAATACTCCTGCTGCTGTAGCTTGTAATAGAGCATCTCTTGGTTTTGCTCCTGATAATAGTGAAGCTATGCCTGTTCCTGCTGCTGCACCGAAACCTCCTGGTAGTATTGCATTACCAATTAACGGCGCTGCAATCTGTAAACCTTTTTCTAATATTCCCTTTAATCCTTTGAGCATAATCTCCTTTAATGCAATTTATGTGATTGTTAAGGCAAGGAGGCTACGCTTGAATAAATTAAGCCAATTAATTCTATATTTATAGGCAAATAATTGCTATATGACAATAGAAATAATATTATAGAAAGGAAGATATGTCGACTGAAGTAGAATTTCACGCAATTAGACCTTTTGGCCCTACTATATTTCAAGGTAAATTGCCTGAATATATGATTAAAATATTAGATGATAAGGCAACTGAATTATTTGATAATGATGAATTATATAAAAAGTATGACCACTCTATGCATTTGGCTGGCAATGTTCAAAAAGAAGTGCGTTACCCTGATGAGTTTTTAGGAAGTGAAACTTTTGCACCTGTGGTAAAAGCATTAGGTGAAATCGTAAAACAATACATATCTATTCCACCAGCGTCAGATACAATATCACCCGACTATGTTGGTGCTATGGTTATTGAATCTATGTGGTCCGTGAGCCAATGGGCGGGAGACTTCAACCCTTTTCATATTCATCAAGGTGAATTATCGGGTGTAATTTATCTACGTGTGCCTCCTAGTTTAAAAGAAGAATATGCAAAAGAAGATCATTATCCTTGTGTCGGTGATATAGTTTGGCATGCTGGTCAAGCAGCACATTTTAGTGGTCACAAACATCAAGCGACTCCAGAGGTTGGAGCTATTTATCTTTTTCCTGCATGGCTTTCTCACGGTGTTTATCCATTTAGAACACCTAATGAAGAAAGAAGATCTGTGTCTTTTAATTTACATTTAAAAAAGAAAAAAGAGTTTAATAAGGATGGATATAAATAAAATACCTATGGTGAGAATAACGTGGCAAGATGCACGTGATACGGAAACAGGATGGTTAGATGTAAAAGAAATCTTATCTGCTCCGTTGGCCGTGTGCCAAGAAGTAGGATACATGGTCGTAAACAATGATGACAAAATAGTTATTATGCGTTCATGGTGCACAGATAAAGATGATAATCATGGAGGGGGAGCAATAGCCATACCAAGAGGGTGGGTTAGAAAAATAGAATATTTACAGGTAGAATATGCAACACACTAGACAGACTAAATTTGTAATGTACTTAGATAATTTTTTAGAGGCAAAAACATTACATTCTTTACAAGAAACTTTATTAACACTAAAATACGGAGAATCAAAAGACGGAACAGGGAGAATTATTGGTAAGCGTCACACTTTTCCAAAAAGTTTTCACGATGATCCATTATTAAAATTAATTAAAGGGTATTTTTTTCCTCATAGAAATTTAGTTCCTATAAGTGTATCTGCACATAAAAGAATTAATGATAAAGAGGCTATGTTTCATAGAGACATTGCAAAAGATAATGCAGCTAATTTTTTATTTTTTGCAAAAGGAGAACCTCTTCTTAATAATGGCACAGGTTTTATGCATAATAATTCACTATCTTCACACATAGGTTTTGTAGAAAATAGAGCTTTGTTTTTTAACGGAGCTGAAATACCGCACTCAGACTTACAATCTTTTGGTGAAAGTTCAGAAAGATACACTTTAAATATTTTTTATAGAGAAGAATTTTGAAAATAGAATTTTTTAGTCAATACGCAGACTTAATTGATAAACCAGTCCCACTTAGTAAAGCTACACCTGATTGGTTAAAAAAATTTGAAACACATATGAACAATGATCTTAATGATCCCACGGTTAAAAAATGTGTGCCTTTTTTAGATGCTATGACTTGTGGTTACGTTATAAAATTGCCATTTGATATTATGTTTACAAAAAAAATAAATGAAAATACTGGTGTTAAAGAAATTAATATTCAAGCAGGAAATATTTTTAATGATGTAAAAGGCGCATATCCTGAAGCTAATATTGGGGCATTGGGTCATTATAAATTTCAAGTGCCAGATAACATGTTGCATCCAAATGAAATACCAATACCTTTTAAATTTTTAAACCCATGGACAATAAAAACACCACCAGGCTATAGTTGTCTTTTTACAGGTCCTTTTAACAGAGAGAAGACAGATGTAAGACTCGTTACAGGTATTGTTGACACAGATGAATATAGTCAACCTGTAAACTTTACTTTTTACTTGCAAGATTGGGATGAAACTTTAAATCCAAATAAAATTATATCAAAAGGATTTCTAGTAGCTAATGTATTTCCTTTTAAAAGAGATAATTGGAAAATGAAAGTAACACAAAAAAAACCTTTTTCAGATAAAAAAATTGAAAGGTTTAAATATGATTTCTTTTCTTATTTAAAAGATGCTTATAAAAAATTAATTTGGAAAAAGAAAATATACAAATAAAGCTATTTGTCGGTACACCATGTTATGGTGGCATGATAACATCAAGCTATTTTAAAAGCTGCATGCAGTTAGTAGCACTATGTGCATCTAAACAAATTGAATTACAGTTTGCAACAATTGGTAATGAGTCCTTAATTACAAGAGCTAGAAATACTTTAGTGCAATTATTTATGGATGGTGATTACACTCACCTTTTATTTATAGATGCAGATTTAGCTTTTAACCCTGAATCAGTTTTAAGAATGGTTGACTTTAACAAAGATGTCGTAACGGGCGTGTATCCACGTAAAACAATAGATTGGACAAAAGTAAAAAACAAAGTGATTGATGACCCAGAAATATCGGAAGATGAATTGTTGGCTACCTCTTTACAGTACAATTTGAATGTAAAAGATCCTAATAAAATAGAAATGACAAAAGGTTTTATTGAAGTTATGGATGGGGCAACAGGATTTATGTTAATTAAAAAACGTGTTTTTGAACAGATGGCTTATTATTATCCCGACAAACAATTTACACCAGATCAGCATATAAACGCACCACACGATAAAGAATTTGATTATCATGAAACATCCAATTGGAATTATACTTTTTTTGATACCATGGTAGAGCCTGAAACAAAGAGATACTTATCAGAAGACTATGCTTTTTGTCGATTATGGCAAAATATGGGTGGAAAAATATATGCTGATATTACAAGCGGTATGACGCATTACGGTAATTTTGCATTTCAAGGCAATGTTGGTACTCAATTCTTGCCACAAGACAAGAAGTAATTTATTAATTAGTCATGCAATTAGTTGATTTAAAATTTAAACCAGGTGTTGACAAGCAAGATTCAGCTTATTCTGCAGGAGATCAACGTAAATATATTGACTCTGACTTTGTAAGATTTCACTACGGAAAACCTGAGAGATGGGGTGGATGGGCATTTTTACCAAATCCTAATAAAACAGTGGTCGGAGTTGTAAGAGATACCCACAGTTGGATTGGTTTAGACGGCACCAGATATTTAGCTTTAGGTACTGATAGAAAATTATATATTTACTCTGAGGGTAAACTATATGACATAACACCTTTAAGACAAACCGAAAGTTTATCTAATCCATTTACAACCAATGGGACAACTACAGTATCTGTAGCGGACGCAGCTCACGGTGCGAGTGTTGGTGATTTTGTTACCTTTGATTCTTTTTCAACGATTGATGGTTTGGACATGAATAAAGAGTTTGAAGTTACATCAGTAACAAGTGCAAGTGCTTATACCGTTACACATACTAGTACTGCTTCTGGTTCTACCTCTGGAGGAGGAGGATCAGGTAATGCAAAATATCAAATTAGTGTAGGCCCTGCTACATCCACATATGGTTATGGTTGGGGTACAGAAACGTGGGGAGCAAGCACTTGGGATACTGCTAGATCATCTTCTAATGTTGTAGTGGCTGGTAGAAACTGGTCTTTAGATAATTTTGGAGAAGACTTAATAGCCACAGTTTTAGATGGTGGAACGTTTATATGGGATACATCAGGAGGTTTGTCTGCTAGAGCAACTGCTTTATCAAACGCTCCAACAGCATCAAGATTTAGCATAGTATCTACTGATACTAGACACTTAATGATATTTGGAACTGAAACAACAATAGGTGATACAGCAACACAAGACGATTTACTATTTAGATTTTCAGATAGAGAAGATGCAACAGATTACACACCAGTGGCTACTAACGAAGCTGGATCTCTTAGAATTACAGACGGTTCAAGAATTATTGGCGCAGTTAAATCAACAGGACAAATACTTGTTTGGACTGATACTTCACTTCACGGTATTCAATTTGTTGGAACACCTTTTACATTTGGACTAAGACAACTTGGAGCTAATGCAGGTTTAATTGCTCAACATGCAGCGATAGAAGTTAATGGTGTAGCATACTGGATGTCAGATAATGCTTTTTATTTATTTGATGGTGTAGTTAAAAAAATGCCTTGTTCTGTTCAAGACTTTGTTTTCGATGATCTTAGCTATACAAATAAAAACGACATAGCTGTTGGTTTAAACACTGCTTACAACGAAATAATTTGGTATTACCCATCAGCAGACGCATCTCAAATAGATAGATCTGTGGCATACAATTATCTTGAAGGAACGTGGTATACTAATTCTTTAGGTAGAACTACCTGGTTAGGTGCATACGTATACGAAAAACCAATAGCAACAGAATTTAGTAGCTCAACTACAGCAAATGTTTCTACTATATTAGGATTAACTGCAGGTGCTTCTTTTGTGTATGAACATGAGACAGGTAACAATCAAGCTGATGGCACCGCCATATCCGCATTTTTAGAAACTGGATCAGTTGAAATAGCTGACGGTGATTCACTTATGTCAGTAAGTAAATTAGTGCCTGACTTTGATAATTTAACAAATACCATGACAGCTACACTAACTTTAGAACAGTATCCTCAGTCATCCTCAAATGTTACAACCACTGGATCAATTACTAGCACCACTGAAAAAATAAACGTAAGAGGAAGAGGTAGAGCTGTAAAAATTAAATATCAAACTAGCACAGTAAACGATACACCTTGGCGATTAGGCTCACAAAAAATTCAAATAAGGCCTGATGGCAGAAGATAATATAAAATTTTACGATAATATAATTCCTTTAGAATTTAGAGATGTATTATATACATACGCTAGTCGTTGTAATTTTAAAATAGGATGGAATGATTTTGCTTCAGGTGAACACATTACAGATCCTAACTTACATTCTGAATGGTCCTTGGAGGATTTAAACAGAACTAAAATACTAGAGTTTATTAAACCTTGTATTAAAGAAACAAGTTGGTTTACTAACGAAAATCTTAGCACTGCAGTTTTGAACCTTGTAAAATCAGAGGATGTTCATCACATACACTCCCATAGAGGTTCACAAGTTGTGTTAGTTTACCTGAATTTGAATTGGAGAGATGGGTGGTACGGAGAGACTTTGTTTTTTGACAAATTTGATTTTAATAAGATTATATTTGCTAGTGCTTTTGTGCCAGGTAGAATTATTTTATTTGATGGTCAAATACCACATACAATACGTCCACAATCAAAAGTAGGTCCTAAATTTAGAATGACTTTAAGTCTTTTTTATAATAAACAATAGTATGGCTAAAATAAATATAACTCGATTACCAAATGCAACACCAGAATATAATGCTGCTCAATTTGATCAAATGATAAGATTACTAGATCAAATAGTTTTTTTATTAAACACAAACTTTCAACAAGATTTAAAAGAAGAATCAGAGTCGGAGACATTTTTCCTTGGCTAATACATTTAAAAGTGCAATGGTTGATATTACATCAACAGATTTAACAACTGTATTAACAGTTCCAACTGCTAATCCTGGTGCAACACCACCAGTTCCTCCTACTACAGACGTAGTAAAATCAATTTTAATTTGTAATGACTCAGGTTCAACAACTTTAGTTGATATTGAAGTTGTAAGATCATCTGCAACATTTGAAATATTTAAGCAAAAAAGTGTAGCAACTAACACAACAACAGAATTATTAACACAACCTTTAGTATTGCAAGAGTCTGACGTATTAAAAGCACAGGCAAACGCAGCTAATCAAGTACACATAATCGTTAGTTTTATGGAGGTTACAAAAGGTCAACTTTAAATAAGGAGAAAGAATGGAATTACAATCGTTATTTATTACACCTGTCATGATGACAGAAATTAAAGGTCATAGTCATTTAATTGACAGACTTTATGAAATAAAACAAAAAGACGAAAAGGGTATGCCTAGATCAAATGTTGGTGGATGGCATAGTCACGATGAACTCTACAAAGACTTAGAATTTAAAAGCACAGTAGCTGACATTTTATTAAAAGCAAAAGAATGTTTTAATAATCTTGATGTACAAGATGAATATTGTCCTGAAATGACTGGCCTTTGGGGTATGATAAATCCACCTGGATCTAGAAACAATGTGCATACTCATCCCTATAATTATATATCTGGTGTTTACTACTTAAAAGTGCCCTCTAAAAGCGGAAATTTAGTGTTTTTGGAGCCAAAACCACAAGCAGAGGTCTTATCGCCACCAAAGAAAAAAGACGCTTCTATACACTTAGCACACAGCGTTTCTTGGGAACCAAAAGAGAATAGCTTGATTTTTTTTCCATCATGGTTACAACATGAAGTACAACTTAATAATTCTAATCAAGATAGAGTTATTTTAAGTTTTAATATTAATTGGAGACACGAAAATGCCGATAGTTGAAAACGCAGAAAAAATAGGAACAATGACTCTCGAAGATGGAAGAGTAATTCCTAGATACAAAGTTAAAACAGAAACTACTTTAACTAACAAAGATACAGGTCAAGAGTATGAATCAGAAGCTGCCATGCAAGCAGATATAGACGATCCAAACACTTCTACAACTGCAGAAAAAATTCAAAGAGACGTAAAAGTATTTGCACCATCTTTAAAAGATATGTTGGGATCTACTCCTAAGTAGATAAAGCTTTTACTATATCTGGTTTTTTACAATCACAATTGGAATCACAGTGTTTCTTTTCATCTTTAAGATGACGTTCTAAATCTCTCTCCGCTGCTAGTAGTCTTTCGTGATATTTGCTCACCTTATCTGCAAGGTAGGCAATGGCTTTATTTAAGTCTTTATTTTCCATGTTTGTCTCCTGTGATTTTTAATTCTGGTGAGAACCTAATGTAAACATGTTTTGATTGAAATCAACAGAACTTTTTTAAAAAGTTTTCTTGACAATAATTAAAAATTAAAAAAACTATTCAGCAGCTATGTCGCCATAATCACCATTGACTAACGCAGCATATAGATCTTTACCATGCTGTTCCGAGTCAAATGATGTAGCTGTAAAAAGAGTAAAATCTTGATTATCAACAGTACCGAGGTGGGACCATTTAACTTCAACATTTATCGCTTGAACTTCTTCAAGATTTTCATTTTTTACTGTTACCCATTTAGGGTTTTGTACTGCTAGTGGTGTTATTGACATTATGATTGCCTCCTAAATACAGTAGTATTTGTATTATTATTAGAGTTACTAGCTGCGCCCATACAAGACCATGTGCCACTTACAGTATTTCCTTGAGCTGTGTGTCCAGCTGAAGTTGGATTTAATTGACTTCCAGCTATTGTTTGACCTTTACTTCTACCACTAAATTGATCACCCATTTTAAATAATCCTACAGATCCTACTGCATCATATCCAACTTGTGCATATCCAGATCCTACTTGTCCTGAGTCGGGCCCTGGTAAATTAGTCAAAGCTGATCCATCTATTTCAGGTAATGCTCCTGACAATGTTGATGAAGTTAACGAAGTTGAACCTGTAACTGTTGTGCCCCCTACTATTAGTGCCATTATACAATCTCCTCTAAGTTAAATTTATATTTTTTACCACTTAATCTATTTAAAATAAAGAGGTTTTTATCCCCCTCTTGAATAGTCCAATGTCCTCTTGTTCCATCTACTTCATTATCTCTAGTCTTAGTATTATTTAAGTTTAAGTCACCCGTATATATGTCTCTCCACTGAGCAGTAGAAGAACCTAAGTCGTGTGTATCATCTGCGGAGGGTAATAAAGATCCACCAAATACACCGCCTGCATTGAATGTGGCTTTACCCGCATCACTGCCATCAAGAGTAAGCATAGTAATATCTGCAGTATTATCAGTCCCTTTAAATATAATATCAGTGTCATTTCCTTGAGCATCTATTGTAATATTACCAGCACTTGTAGCCAAGTTAGATGCAGCATCACCTGTTGCAATATCGTCTAAAGCAGTTGTTGTTGATACTGTTCCAAAAGACAAAGTACCTGATCCATTTGTTTTAATAAATTGATCTGCAGATCCATCACCAGTAGGTAATGTCATTGAGGTAGTTCCAAACCCTATTGCATCCATACGAACTGTGCCATCAAAAAAAGCATCTTTAAATTCTAATGATGAAGTTCCAAGATCAATATTGTTTGTTGTAGAGGGAGATAAGGCTCCATCTGACAATGTTATTTGATTTTCGTTTGCAACTTTAAATGTAATAACATCATCTGAAGCAGCTGAAATTGTTGAATCTGCATCAGCGTCTAAAGTTAATGTTTGACCATTTAAGTCTACAGGAGCAGTTACTGTGCCTGGTCCTGCAAAAACATCATACCAGTTTGTTCCATCTGTAGCCACTAATCTAGTAGCACCATTTTCTATTGATAAAGTATTACCAGAAGCTCCAAGTCTTACTGTCATTGCGTAAGGACCAGAAGATCCAGAATCTGTTGTTGCGTTTGTAATTAAATAAATTTTTTGTGTAGCTGGGAATTGAGCTATTCTTATAGCCCCATGTGCTCCCGTTAATCTTATGTGTGCGTTTCTAGCTTGGTTGTTAGCTTGAGATTGAGGTCCATCTGCATTTGTTAAAGTTGTAACTGCATTATCTCCACAAGCAACGTTTACAACACCAGCAATTGAAAACTCTAAAGATTGAGAAAAGTTATTGTTTGTGATAGTACCCCAAGTACCTGAGTTTTCACCAGTGCCCTGAAGCTCTATTCTTAAACTTGTTGAATATGTTGAACTCATTTAATCTCCTAATTTAAAACTTAATGATTATTTTAAAGTTTGTCAAAACTTTTATGCAGCCTTATGAACTTCTGTCCAACTAATATCGCTGTTTGAGTCATCTACTTCTGACCAGAAGGTCCCTTGTAGAGTACCAGTGGCAATTGTACCAGAAACTCCAGTCAGTGTCAAAGATGAAGTTCCTACAACTGTCAAAGTCCCAGTGTTCATTGTAGCTGATACACCAGGTATTTCATAAGTTGTTTCTTGCGACTCTTCTCCAAGAGATAATGTTAAATTATTACCACTAATAGTTGGAGCAACATCTCCTTGGAAACTAATTTGACCTATGCCCGAGCTTAATTCATTACCTGTTGCCGTAACAGGAGCATCACCAGATACTGTTTCATCCCCTAAAGATGAGGTAGTAGCTATGCCTGTAAGTGTAACATTTGCATCACCAGTAAGTGTAAAAGTACCAAGACTAGGTGTAATTACGTTACCTGGTGGAAAAGCTGTTTTACCAATTGAAACAGTTGTTTGACCTACAGATACGTCTAATTCTGGTTCACTTGCAGCAACAATAGTTAGTTGTGAGTCACCTGAAATAGAGAAAGTTCCAATTGAAGAGGTAGAGGAAACACCAGTTACAAATACAGAAGTATTAGGTGTAGCAGTGGCAGAAGTAAGACCATTACCTGTAACAGTAATACTAAAATCTGCAGTAGCTACAGCAGATCCAGTAGAAATACTTCCTTGTACTCCTGTTAGTCCGTAGGTTTGTTGTGTGGTTCCCCAAAGGTTATCTGACCAACCAATAGTAACACCACTATCACCAGCAACACCTCTGTTCCAACCTGATTGAAATAATGTATCTACACTTTCATCACCTATAGATGATGTAAGAGCGTTACCTGAAGCGGTAACTGCTGATGTTCCTGTAATTGATAAAGTCCCTAATGAGGATGTTATACTATTTCCAGTTGGATTGACCTCTGCAACACCTGTTCCAACCGCTGTACCTAAAGACGAAGTTAACCCTATCCCCGTAAGGGTAAGATTACTATCACCTGTAAGTGTAAGCGATCCTAGAGATGAAGAGAGGCCATTACCTGTAGCACTAACAGGTGCAAAGCTATTCCATGCACCTGAGTTCCAAGTCTGTCGGCCCCATCCTTGGACAGTGGCCATTTTCTATCTCCTTATGCTATTCTTAAAATTGCAGCAGTTGCCTCAGCAGCAGGAAACGATATTGTAAACGTACCTGATGTTGAAGTTTTAACAGCACCAAAATCTAGAACAGCGACAGCAGCGTTTGTAGTTAAACCAGATACAGTCGAACTGTTATAAATAACAGCTGCTTGTGCAGAAATTGTTGCACTTGTAAATGATATATCAGTAAAATCACAAACAGCAGTGTCACTGGATAAAACTGGAGTAACAGAGGTTAATGCACCTCCACCTTCAGCGTAAGTGCCTGAAGCCGCTACTTCATCAGTTTGTTGAAAAGCGGTTGTTGATTTACTTAATGTTGCTTCGTTGTCATATAGCGCTAGTTTAAAAGCATTCCCCGTCGTAGCCGTAAAGTTATGTAGGCCTTTCAGGATCTCCACTTTAAAACTGTTTGCTACAGCTTGAGTAATTGCCATAATAATCTCCTATGGGTTCCTTGACTCGAGAGGGATACGAATAACGCCATCTCGAAATTCGTCTCTACGGTCACGCCCCATCTCATATGTGGCTAGAGCCTGTACAGACTGATTATACATTTTATCATAGTATTGTATCATATCGGCTGGACCTTTCAAGTATCCAAGTGCCTCTAAGACACAACCATATAATAGCACGTTTGGAGCGTTCTGACTTACCCAATTTGATGTTGTCGTACTGGATAATACAGGTGGCTTATACGTGTATGCGAGCTCTACAGTTAATGCAGCGTTCGGGGTTGGTGCCAACATATGAGTGTCATTATCGTAAACAGCATAATACTTGGGAGTAGCTGCTGCAGTTGACGTTCTATTTGGCGCATATTCGTTCATAAACGAAATATCTTTTTGTATCAAGAAAGTTCTATTATTTGAACCATCTATTAATTGTATGTATCTTGTTGCTTCCCAATCTGATGGTAAAGGTAAAAAGGGATTGTTAATTGTAAGATCAGCAGTGTCATATCTTCTGTAATAATTTAAGTCGACTGTTCTTCTAAGTTTATCTTCTGTAGAATTTATAAATTCTTGAATAATTGAATCTGATAAAACAGATGAATCTGTTTCAGTATAGTTTCTTACATTAGATAAAAGATCAGAATAATCGGTCATGATGTGCTCACTGTAACATTTCCTGCTTTAGTTGACAACCTAGTCTCTTTTGATTGAGTTTTTGGTTGCATTCCAACACTAGCAAATCTATTTGTGTTAACTCCTATTAATCCTACAAAACATGTTGAATTAGCTATTTGAGATCTTGCAAACTGTAGGGATTGAGGATCCTGAACTATTGGTCTAGGTTCTAATTGTGGGTGTTTAGGCTCATATTCACTTGTATGGACTCGTGCACCAGTCCACTCTTCAACCATTTCATTATATGGAAATGCCATACCTGATCTATCAGATATTCTTTTTGCAAACTTACCAGATGCAAACTTAGACATTAAATACTAGGTAAATAAGTTTTAGGAGTAAGAAACAAACTAGTTCTTTCACCGTCTTGATCAGCAGCTCTTTGAAATTCATCTTCATAAATTTGTTTTAATGTTCCAATTCTTTCTGGAGCTTTTTTCATACTAATGTAATAAGCTAAACCAGCGGTCATACATGGAAGAAAACGAAAAGGGATTTGAGCATTATTTGTGTAGTCGCCAGCATCAAACATCCGAACAAGAGCATAATATTTTAGAGTGTAAGCTACATCTGCTGCGGGATATAGAAATAGTGTTGGGTTTATCGTACGTTCAAAATAGTATTGAGTTGGCCTTCCGCTGGTTGTTTTAGTTGTAAAATTAAAATAAGTAGATCTACTAATTGAAGTAGCAGCAAAATCATTATTACTACTGTCCCTTAAAACTACATCTGTAATATCAACTATTTGTTGACTATCATTTGCATTAGATCCAAATAAACTTGTTCCTGAAACACTTGTTGTATTAGCTGTAATTGTTTTTTCTTGTAATTGTATTGTCCAAAGATTTAACCCTCTGTTTGCCCACTCTGCTAATAAAATATTTAAAGAACGTCTTGCAGTCTGCAAATCGTATCCACCACGTATTTGCAAACCACAACGTTCATAAGCCTCTTCAGCTATATCATCTATAGCTAAATCAAAAGCAGCAGTAGATGCATAAGTTGGCATTACTTACCTTTTGCTCTTTTATTAATAAGCTTGCCAGCTCTTTTGATGTCATCTGTATTAATTCTACCAGAAGGTTTTATAGTTCTTGCCATTCTAACTTTTGCAAAAAATGATTTTGCTTTATCAGACATACCTGGTGGTGATTTTTTGCGTTTAGCTGTTGGAACACCGCCTTTTTTCATAGCTTGTTTTTTCTTACCAGCCATTCCGCCACCAGCCATTTTCTTTTTAGCCATCATGCCGCCGCCCATCATGCCCATAGCCATTTTCTTACGAGGTGATATTGCACCACCCATAGCTTTTTCCATCATGCCGCCGCCACGTTTTTTTACAGCTTTCTTCTTACCTTTAACTTTGCCACCACGTTTCATGGCCATTTTCTTTTTACCCATCATGTCGACCTCCGAATATTCGTTTATATGTTTTAGCCCTAGATACCACGACGTCTCGATAATACCCTTTTGGCCACTTCTTATAGTAACCAGCTTTGTGTAGTTTATCAGAAGCTTCTTGTAATTGCGAGAACTTTTGTGCCAGCATCATAGAGTAGTTGAGGCTGTCTTCTATAATCGGGGTGCTCCCATTTGGAGTGACGAGGAACTCTTGCTCCTCCTCGTTTGCTGGGTTGCTGGGATGAAAACCCATAAAAAATATGTCCTTTTTATTATACCAATAATTGTACTCATCTATCGCCGTTTGAAAATCTTCCAGACTGTAATTAAAGTATGGGTCACAGAATATCAATAGCTCATGAACACTAAAATCAAGGTGCTTCAAATAACCATTTAATTCTGATTTATACCATTTGTGTTTTCTCTTTACTCCTACGACAACCTTATTATCTGTCCAAGTTTTTTTTGCAAAAGGACATGCTGGATAACCTCCTAAATGAACATTAGGAACTTCTAAATAAATTTCAGACCATCTACGTACGTCTTTTTTTACTTCCTCTTCTAATGACATCTTTACCCTTTCTAAATATACTTGCTGCTTCTGACTTACCCATAACTTTAGCTCTTTGCTCCCCCACTGTTAGGATTTGTATTTTTCTAGCAAACGGTTTATTAATTTTTTTAACTTTCGCAACTGTTGACCTGGCGTCACTAGGAGTAGCAAACTTAATACCCACAGTATCACGAGGGTTTTCGTCAGTATAGAGACGTCTTCCACTACCTTTAGGTTTTTTTCCTGTTCCCTTTTTTGGATCTTTTCTTTTCAACACCTTTTATTACTCCTTTGTTTTTTGATGCATAGAAAACAGCTTTAGCATCTTTACCGTAGGTACCTTTCATTGATTTCATTATCTTTCTGCCTTTTTGATTTAAAGGCATTAAAAGACACCTTTGAAATCAAAACCTCTTACAGCTGCTCCAGCTCTTCTGCTATTAGATATTAATCCACCAGAAGCTTTTGCAAATGTTTTAACATTTGTTGGTTTACCACCAACACCTTGTGCTTTACTTCTTTTTCTTTGTACTGCAGATTTTCGTTGTCCTTCACTCATTCGTCTTGCTTTTGCAAGAGGAACACATTTAGGATATTTACGTTTAGCATCTGCTTTTTGTTTTGATCTTCCACATTTAGAAAAAGATCCATCTTTTTTCTTGCTGCCTATGTCTACCCATTTTTGAGCAAACCATTTATCAAGACCACTTTTAGCCATTAACTAAACTTAGTTATTTTTCTTTTGCTTTCCATTACAGCGCCACATGCTCTTGCCATTCCACCTTTGTTCATGGCAGATACTTTTTTACGTTGCTGTGAAAGTTTATTAAAATCTATAACTCCGCCCATAGCTCTTTTTGGACCTTTAAAATCTTTTCTTTTTTTACCACTTGGGTCTTTTATTTTACCAGCACATATTCTAGAAGCATAGGCATTAGCATATGCGCTAGGATAAACCTTAAATTTACGCTTAGCTGCAGCTTTACCTCTTGGACATAATTTAGTCACCCTTGCCCCCTGTATTTAACGTATTGACGTCTTTTGTTTTTATTCTTTGGCCTAGTGCGTGAAGAACGACCTATACTAGTCCTTTTTTTGACTGGTGTAAAGTATTCGTTAGAAGGCGTTTTGGCCATTACTTCATCTGTGATAAAGGATTAGATAATGCAGATTTTATTTGCTTATCTATTTTTTCTTGTAGCACAATCATGGCTGCTTCCAGATCATCTTTTAATTCTTCCATGTTTGCCTCAATCTCACTGCTTGTATGTTTTAGATCTGCAGAATTTTCTCTGGAGTCAATCTTAACTTGTTGCTCTACGTCATTAACAATTTTCTCTACTCTTCTAACATCTTGTCGTAAATCGTTTTTTAATTCATTAGCTACATCTGCCACAAGTCTAATTTCTTGCATCATCATTTCCATTTCAGACATAAGCATTTCTACTTCTGTTTGTATTAGATCAGTCTTGCTGTCCATTTCTTCTTTCATAACAGCTATATCTTTATCAAAGCCAGATAGGTCTGGTGCTACGTATTCTTGTATCTGTTCTTTCATTGTGAGATAATCTTTGTAAAATTCAAAACCACCCCATAGTGCCCCACCAGCTGTAGTCAAAGCTGTAAGTATGACAAAAATCTTGCCACCTTTAAATTTTATTCCGCCTGGTAATTCTACTTCTGCCATTGTAAATCTATCATATCATTCATCATACCATCACTTCCACCAAATAAATACCACTGTGCGGTATTGTTGTTTTGTATTTCTGCATCTGGCATCATATAGTCTGTAAAGAAATCTAGTCGATCCTCCAATTGTTTTTGTGATTCAAAAAAGGTTTTTGTGTCACCTAATACTTGCATCACAATTAAAGTTTTTAACTGATTTGATGAATCATATCTACCTTTATCACCCATCTTCTTTACAATTTTTTTAGCTGCTTTTTCTTTTTTTGACTCAGGTTTTTTTACAGGTTTTTCTTCGGCTTTACCCTTATCCTCTGGTTCTTCCATATCTTCTGGTTGCTCTTCATTCTCCTCAGCCTCTGAAACGCTCTCTTTCGGCTCAGGCTCCTCTTCCGTATCAGCTTCAGGTTCTGTAGTATCTTCTTCAGAAGCTTCATCCACGGGTTCTGGCTCAGCCTCAACTTCGGGTTCAGATTCTGGCTCTGGTTCTGTTTCATTTGCTGTCTCCTCCATTTCTGGTTCAGCTTCTACTTCAGGCTCCATTGTATCTGGTTCTGGTGCAACTTCAATCTCTTCTGTCATTTCGGGCTCTGTCTCTGGCATCTCCATATCTGGTTCAGGCATTTCCATATCCATTTCTGGCATCTCCATATCTGGTTCAGGTAATTCTAAATCAGGCATTTCTATTTCCATCTCTAGTTCCATCTCCATCTCTAACTCAACTGAAGCTACATTAACTTCTTCAACAGTAATTTCTGGCATCTCAAACTCTACTTCCATAACGGGCATTTCCATTTCAAAATCCATTTGATAATCCATCTCCATTTCCATCTCTACAGTTTCATAAGATACCTCCATTTCTGGTTCATCAAACTCTGGTTCAAAGAAAAAATCATCTTGTGGTGTATCAATTACGACATCATTGTGTTCAAAAATATTTTCTACAATATCTATAACTTCAGTTTCTGTGCTGCCACCATATGCAATCCACATTTCTATTGTAGTAATCTGTTGTGTAATTATAGTTGATACGACGTTGTAAAGTACGTTTACACGTACATCATCAAAGAGCGGTCCAATCGCTAAAGATATATCACGTCCACCTACCTCTATAATTAATTTTGTAATTGTTCCTGCAAAATCAAAACCATTTGTATACTCTTGATAGCCACTACTTACTCCTGACTCTGACAGTATATCTGTTCCTGAAAAGACACTTGTATTGCCATTTTTTCCTGTGATGTGCATATAAATACGATCATCTGCGTCTCTTTTATCTACTTTAATAGAATAGTTTGTTCTGCCTCCATTTTTTATATCAAGTGAGGATATATCTACAGTCTGTATAAAAGTGGTTCCCATTCCACTCACACCTTGTGTCGACGTTGAATTACCTGATCCAGTAATTTGTGCACATTTATCTGAGCCTAATTCATAACAAGAATTACCTGAAGGCATACTAGCAGGACCTTGACCACCCCAATCAATATCCATATCTCCTTCTTTACTAGAAGATACAAAATTATTGTTACCGTCAAGAATATCACCAGAATCCTCGTTGGTTACTGTTACTGTTGTGGTATCTGTCGTTGTAGTTGTAGTTACTGTATGACCATCAGCTTCATACTCAATTGATTCTGTTTCTGTAATTACAATTGTTTCTTCTACTCCAGGAGTACAAACTCCAGAAGCAGTTACTGGACATTCAGCTCTAAGGGAGAAAGGTAAAAACGCCCCAGTGCAAAAGAATACCAGCGAGAACAAACTCTGCCAATCTACTCTTATCACTCTTTACTCCTTCTAGAACTTGTATTTTACTTATTTCATCATTCCATTTTGCATAAACTACACTGCCTTCTGGAATCATATCCATGTTTTCTTTCCAGCCAGTTTCAGCATCTTCACCAATAGAACCCATGTATGGGCACGGGGTACCTGCCATGGCCATTGAATCCCAAACTCTTGGATCTTGACATAATATTGACACAGATGCCACTTTCATTCCTGAAGCATACAAGGATCTTGCTAATTTTATTCTTTCACAGTTTTCGTCAGTGACGGTAATCCCGCTACTAATACCCAAGATCTGGGTTTGAACGGCGCCCGCTACTGCCGTCTTACAAACATCAGAATTGTTTACAACAACACTGGGTGAATTGGCTGTAGGTGGTGTATTATTTGTAACAACAGTAGAACTTACAGTATTTGTTTCAGCTAAAGCTTTTACTGATACTGATAATAATAGAATTACAAGTAAAACTCTGATCATTTTTTCGCAGCGCCATACCCTCTTTTTGCTAATCTACCTGCAACTTTGCTGGCACCTTTACCACCTAAAGTCATAGATCCACCCATAGCTTTTTTCTTTGGTTTTTTAACTACTCCACGGCCCATTAATATATCTTTCATTGTAACTTTTCCATCACCACTTAAATCAGGAAAACCACCTTTTTTAAGTCCTTGTGCTTTTAGTTTTGCAGTTGCTTCAGCAAGTCCACCTTTTTTAGCTTCCATCATAGGTCTGCCCATAGAATCTAATTTAATAAAAGGATTAGTTAATTTACCCCTGCCTTTATTAATTTTATCCAACATTTCTTTACGTTCTTGCGGGGTTAGTTTCTTTTTCTTACCAGGTTTATTTCTAAGTTCTTCTAACTGTCTTCTTTTCTTTTTAAATTTAGATGGATCTTCTTTCATAGCTCCACCTTTTTTCATGCCCATTTTTTTTAATCCGTTTACCTGTTCCATAAGGCCTCCTTGTTTTTTCTTGTCTGGATCAAATAAATCAAGTTGAATTATTCTTAGTCCGTCAAGTCCTTGTTCTTTTCGTAGTTGATTATATTCTTTTTTGGAAATCTTTCCAGCCTTCAAAGAATTATCTAAAATCTTTTTTAAAAATCTTGCTCTTATTGTTCCTATTTTTTCAGCTGCCATTTAACATTTCCATCTCTTCCTTGCCTGCCTTAGCCTCGAATTAGGATCTGCAGCAGCTTTAGGAAATTTTTTCATTTGACCCGCACTTCTAGCACAGAACGACTTTCTTCTTTTGGCAGCTTTTGAACCTGGTTTAACTTTACCAGTTACAGCTGTTTTTAATTTAGAGCCAGGATTGTCACGACGATATTTTGCAACTCCAGCTTTTGTCATTCCCGCTCCTTTTTTTGTGGAGCGGAAATATTTTTTTGTCTTAGGTGGTTGTTTGTCAGCCATCCTAATAGATTTTTAGGAACTCTGCGATAACAGTGTATGTATTGCCTGAATCTACTGCAGAGGGGATTACTAAATTTACATCATTTTCATTTGTATTAGAACTTGTGTTTGCTGGTATTCCACCAAACTCTCTAAAGTCCCAATATCCTGAATCAACAAGTGTAACTATAGGTATATCTCCATCATCATCTTCATAGTCAAGGCGGGCAAATGAATCCCCGCCATCTCCGTTTGCACAACTCCACC